CTTGGAATTGGAAAGCTAATGGTTCAGGTTCAGCAAATTCAGATGGTACAATAAGTTCTACAGTTTCTGTTAATACAACAAGTGGATTTTCTATAGTTTCTTATACAGGTAACGCAACTTCAGGTGCAACTATTGGTCATGGATTAGGAGTAGCTCCTGCTGTAGTTTTAGTTAAAAGATTAAATGCTACAAGTGATTGGGTTATGTATCATAAAGGCATGGGTGCATCTAAATTTATTGTATTAAATACAACTGCGGCAGAAGCATCTAGTGGTGGTATATTTTATAACACAGCACCAACAGCTTCTCTTTTTTATGTTGGAGATGATGGAGCAACAAATGCTAGTGGTGGAACTTATGTAGCTTACTGCTTTGCAGAAAAAACTGGGTTTTCAAAATTTGGTTCATATACAGGAAACGGAAATGCTGATGGTCCATTTATTTATACAGGTTTTAAACCAGCTTGGTATTTATGGAAACCATATAACGCAACAGATAGTTGGAATTTAGTTGATAGTAAAAGAGATGGTTACAATCCTGATAATAATAGATTATTTCCAAATTCAAATTCAGCAGAAGATACTCAAGATAGAGTAGATTTAGTTTCTAATGGAATAAAAATTAAAACATCTGATGGTGGAACTAATAGTTCATCAAGATCATACATCTACATGGCCTTCGGTCAACCCATCGTTTCAACTAATGGCGACATAGCCACAGCGAGGTAGTTAGTGTTATTAGGTATTAATGCATTTGCTGAAGCTCCGTTTTCAGCTACGAATTTAGATTTAGGCAATGTACAAGTTGTTGTAACAGGTAATCAATTTACTGTTAATATTGGTAACATAAGTATTGTTGCTAATAATATTGTTGAAATTGTTAATGGCGATGATTTAAATGTTAATTTTGGAACAGTCACTATTACAGGAAACGCAAGTTTTGAATTAACAGGTAGTCCATTAACATTAGGAAATGGTAATGTAACTGTTACTGCTGGAGCACAAGCAGATGTTACAGGAAACCCACAAACGTTAACAACAGGTGAAGTAACAATCACAGCTGATGCCAACGTTAGCCCAACAGGACAGCCAATTACCTTGGCAAGTGGTACGATAAATGCTATAGTTTGGCAAAACATTGATCCAAACGCTACAGGCGATTGGATAAACTTAGATACGGATTTATAATATGGCTTCAACATACTCACAAGATCTAGCATTAGAAATAGTAACTACCGGTGAAAAAGCAGGTTTATGGGGAACTATAACTAATACTAATCTAGAAATTTTAGAACAATCAGCAACAGGATATGCAACAGTAGATATGGCTTCTGCTAATGTTACTTTAAGTTTAGCTGATGGTACTAAAACAAATGGTAAAAATTTATATTTAAAATTAACAGGCACACTAGCTGGAAATAGAAGTTTAACTATGCCTAATGTAACTTCAACAGGAACAGCAACTAGAGTTTTTATTATAGAAGATGCAACGGTAAGAGGCACAGCGAACAGAACTTTAAGTGTTTTAACAACAGGTTCATCTGCTCCTGTAGCAGTACCAAAAGGTTCAAAATTACTATTAGTATCTGATGGAACTAATACAACAGTTGGTATTATGCAAAAATCATACAATGCAATTAATGATACTAATGCGCCTTACTTAGCAGTTGCTGGTGATCAATTAATTTGTAGTACAAACAATAATCCTTTTACGGTTAACTTACCCGCTTCACCAAGTGTAGGTGATGAAGTTACAATCATAGATGGTTTAGGAACTTTTGCTACTAACAATTTAACAGTTAATCCTAATGGCTCTAATCTTAATAGTTCAACAAGTAATCTAGTTTTAACTACAAGTGGACAATCTATAACACTTGTTTATGTTAATACGACTAGAGGTTGGGCATATAAAACAATTGCAATATAGGAGCTAATGCATGGCTCTAACTCAAATTAAATTTGCACCAGGAATAGACAAACAAGATACTTCTGTTGGTGCTGTTGGTCGATGGACTGATTCAGATAATGTAAGATTTAGATATGGACTTCCAGAAAAAATAGGAGGTTGGTCTTCTTTATTAGATCAAACTATTGTAGGTGTTGCTAGAAAGATGTTACCTTTTGTTGACAATGATGGAAACAGATATGTTGCAGTAGGTACAGATAAATTTTTACTTATATATTTTGAAGGACAACTTTTTGATATAACACCTTTTAGAGTTAACAACTCTGGTGCTCAACAACAATTTTTGACATCAAGTATTGCTTCTACAAACAATTCAAAAACTATAACGGTTACAACTAAAAATGGTGGAGCAGCAGTAGATCATAGTTTATCTATTGGTGATATGGTTGTTTTTAATAATTTTGCAGCTGGTTCAACTGGAATTGCAGATGCAGATTTAGAAGGTAAAATTGTACAAGTTATTACTATACCCAACACAACTACATTTACAGCTACAATACCAAACGCAGCAACAGCAACTGCTACTGATGCAACAGTTGATATACAACCTTACGAAGTTGTAGGACCAGCAGAACAATCTTATGGTTATGGTTTTGGTATTTCTACTTTTGGTGGAGTAGTTACAGGTGGATCAAACACAGGTTGGGGAGTTGCCGTAGCAGCTTCAACACAAACTTTGGAACCTGGTCTTTGGTCATTAGATACTTTTGGTGAAGTTTTAATTGCAACAATATCTAATGGTAGAACTTTTACTTGGAATGCTGGCGCAACAGACGCTACATCTAACCGAGCTTCAACTACAACACCAAGCACAGACGGATCGTTGACTGGTGTTAATTCTCCTTTTGCAACTGTAATAGGAACTAACACAGCTGGAGATGCTGTAGGTAATCCTACAAAATCTAGATTAACTTTAGTATCACCAACTACAAGACACTTAATACATTTTGGTACAGAAGAAACTATTGGTGATGCAACTACACAAGATGACATGTTAATTAGATTCTCTGATTCAGAACAACTAAACAAATTTACTACACTAGCTACAAACACAGCCGGTTCATTTAGATTACAAGACGGAACGCGAATCGTATCAGCACTCGTTGCAAAAGAAACTATTCTTATTTGGACTGACAATGCTTTGTATACAATGAGATTTATAGGAGCTCCTTTTACATTTGGTTTTGAACAAGTAGGTACAAACTGTGGATTGATTGGTAAGAACGCTGTTACAGAAATAGATGGTGTTGCATACTGGATGAGTAATAATGGTTTCTTTGGTTTTGATGGTACAGTTAAAACATTAGCATGTAGTGTTGAAGATTATGTATTTGATGATATTGATACAACTAAAGGACAACAAGTTTGTGCAGGTTTAAATAATTTATTTACAGAAGTAACTTGGTGGTATCCTACAACAGGATCTGATTTTAATAATAGATATGTAGTTTATAACTATGGTGTTAACAACGCTCAAGTTCCAATGGGTAATTACGCTCAAGTTCCAATGGGTAATTGGTATACAGGAGTTAATACTAATTCTATTAGAACAAGTTGGATTGATTCTTTAGTTTATCCATTACCTTATGCAACTTCTTATAGCACAAGTGGTGCAGGTGCTTTTCCTTCCGTAGTAGGCCTAACAGGTTTAGGAAGTACAACATTATTTGAACACGAAACGGGGACCGATCAAATTAATCCAGATGGAACAACAACAGCTTTAACATCTTTTATACAATCTTATGATTTTTCACTACGAACAGATCAAGGTGCAGCTGAATACTTTTTAGCTATGCGTAGATTTTTACCTAACTTTAAAACATTAACAGGTAATGCTAATGTAACTATATCTGTAGCTGATTATCCTGCAGATCCTAATACTAATACTACTTTAAGTCCCTTTACAATTACATCAACTACGACTAAAGTAGATACAAGAGCACGCGGTAGGTATGCTGCTCTTAAAATAGAGAACACAGGATCAGGTCAAGCGTGGAGATTTGGTACGTTTCAAGCTGACTTGCAACCAGATGGAAGAAGATAATGCCTAAAATAAACATAAGAATTCCAGAACCTAAACAAGAATACGAAGTAGATAATCAAAGACAAATTAATAGATCTATGGCTGTAATTGTTGAACAATTAAATTCTACATTTTTAACAGAACAAAAAGAAAATCAAGAAAGGTTTACGTGGTTCTATGGCTAATATTTATAAAAAAATAAATACAGATTTAATAACAAATACTGAAAAAGATGTTTATGCAGTTCCAAGTAATTCTAGATCTTTAGTTAAATCTATTCATATTTATAATGAAGGTGCGGGAGATGCCCTTGTTACTATAAAAATTGAATCTAGTAGTGTAACTTATTTTTATCAAAAAAAAACTATAGCAGCAGATGCTCATCATGAATTTATTATTAACATATTAATATTAGAAGAAGATGATAAGTTAAAAATGTTATCAGATATTACTGGACCAGATATAACAGTTAGTTTATTAGAAATGAACAGAGAAGATAGATAATGCCATTTACCGAAACTAAAGCTAGTATAAGATATGAAACAATTAACGGTACAAGAACACCAGTTTTAACACCAGAAACAGAGGTAACTCTTACTAACATGATAACAGGTCAAGAGTATATGTCAGATGCAGAAGCGTTGGCAGATGTACAAAATAAAGAAACAGCTACTAAAGCTGAAGACATTAGAAGAGACGTTAAAATTATTGTAGAACACGTACCTTTTGGTAATGAGACAAAATTATAATTGATTGACTAGGCATTAAAAACCTAGTAAATTAACAGTAATAGGCTTTATTCAAGAATAGCCACCTTGCTATGAACTTCATTTTTAACAAGAAAACACTTGAAGATATGCAACAAATCATATCTTTGTATAAGAAGTTTGATAAATATAAAGACTTTTCTAGAGAAGACTTGTATTATCACATACTTCCTTCTATTAAATTGAAGCAATATAAGTTACATTATGATAAAGATGTTCTTATAGGTTTTACGAACTGGGCTTTTTTAGATAAAGATAATGAAGATCACTATTTAAAAACAGGCGAGATAGAGGAATGGAACAGTGGTGAAACTTTATGGCACATCGATACCGTTTGTACTAAACATTTGAGAAAAATTATGGCTTGGACAAAAAATTATTTTACAAAAACATTAGGAGTTAACCAACCTATAAACTGGTTAAGAATTTCAAAAGATAAAATTTACAGAGTTTCAACAAGGAAGACAAAAGCATCATGGGTTCAGTAGTAAAACGA